CTCATAATTGTATTTTCCCCTACAATGTATGGTCAACGTCATATAGATATAAGTTTGCTGTTCCATCCTGCATAGCACCGGCTGTTGGTCCTGAATACCAACACATTTCATTAGTGCTTGCATACGCGGATGACAGGTCTGGGTAAAAGTGTACTCCTGGTGCTCCTACGTGCTCATCAAATTGTCTTTTGTAGTATAATGCTACTCCAGCTCTTAAATTGACTACTCCGTGTAAATCACTACAAAACTGTAGGTATTGGCCGACAAAGTCTGTCATGTCTTGTTGGACAATCAGCTCGCCAATCAATGTTTCGTTTCCTCCACCTGACAAATCAAAGTATGACAGGTTTCCCACTACTGGATCATTGGCTGTTGTTGTTTGGAACACAGATGCAACTGTCGTTCCTTGGTATACCTTATAGTTATTGGTGTTTTGTGTGCTCATTTCCGGCAAAGATGGGTTATAAAGTCTTACCTCATATTCCATTGTCATCCATTGCACAACCCTTGTGTTTTCATCAACTGAGGGTGGAAATGCTGTTTGAGCTATTAGCCATAATACGTATGGTACCTCTAGTCGAGCGTCAACCCCATCTAAGATGTAACAGGGCTCCTCGTCTTCTGTTGGTGGTGGGAACACAACCCTTGGTGAGTTGTAAATATTAAAAGCTACCGCATCCTTGAAATCCAACGATCTATTTATGATTTCATCTTCAGTTCCTCCTAAAGTAAGATTGACTGATGGGTCAGTAATAGGTACAGCTATAACAGCACCACCTAAAGTGGCATCGCCTAGTGCTTGAAACCTAATTGCTAATTTCATAAATTTAACTCGAGTGTAATTCTCCATTAGTAACCTAAGTCTAGTATTCGAGAAAAAAGACTTAGCTATTGGTAAAACTAATAAAGCACTTCCGGGTTTAGTGTAATTGGTTGGTGTTGTTGAGTTTGCAGTGCTAGATGGCCGAACTGTTAATGGTGCCAATCCCTCCTCTCCAATTAGGGTGATATATGGTCCGTGCATGTCGGTTCCGTTTCCTGCTGTTGGTGGTTTTAATTCCGGCATCGTCTGTGCGTCTTCAAACTGTGTTACGAGTCCTTGACTAGACTGTTGATGCATTTTACCCAACTGGTTTGATAACCTTTTAAAGGCTGCCCACTTTTTGATTTGGTAATGCCCTCTATCTAGACTCTCATGGTCTATAATAGGGACATGACCATAGGTATTATGGAAGACAGGTCGAGATTGTCGAAGAACTTTCCGATCTGGTCTATTATTCCTAACTGTTCCTCTCTCGGTTCTTCTTTTATGTCCGCCCCTAATGCTCTCGCCAGTTGTTCTCTTTCTGGTTTGCTTAGGGTTATTCCTGCTTTTCTTAAGTCTGTTAATGAAGTTTCTAGTTCTTTTAAAATGTCGTCTATCATTCATATAACGTTTAAATTTTTCCGGCTGGAGAGGCCGGTTTACAGCGTGTAGTCGACTACCACAATATGTTCGATCATTTCTGACGGAACATGATAAGGTAGTGATGGTACTGATTCTATATCACAATTAATCGCTTCTATATCGAGTGCGGTGATATTATATCGATGGTACATCAATTCGTACACTTCATCTGTTGCAGTGTGAGGTTGCCGTGCATGAATTCCATGATCATATGGTTGTTCAATCGGGGTGACACCTTCTGTTAACTGCATCAGTTTTTCAACCCAAGTGCTTAAGATTGGGATTTGTTGCACATCATTCCATAGACTCAGAGCGATTCCTCTGTTGTGTGCGTATGAGTCTTTTACTTTCTTCTTAGCAAACCCGATTTTGAATAGCACTTTTCCAATTTTAGGTCCAAGAATATAACCTAAAGGGTGTGTGGCTACGGGGTAGAAGATCTTACTACAGTAATCGATCTCATATATATTACTAGTCTTTTGACAGATTTTAATCTCAAATCCATACTGTGCGCTAGTTTGCACGATTGGGTCAACATCGATGTGTTGTGAATAATCTTTCCTCATCAGGCAGAGATTATCATCACCTTGTACACAAAGACAGAATGGTATGTTGCTCCAGTCCCATGGTTTTTGTAACCACAGGCTATATATGAATTTAATTGCATTCATATGACTGTTGCCACTGGATGTATTGGGTTGACCAGAGTTTCTACCTCCTTTACGAAAGTAGTGATGTCCATGGTTTTTGGTTATACCATGTACCTTAGTGGTTTTTCTAAGTTCGTTAACAAACCAAGTGGGTATACCCATGAATTCAAACATTTCAAATTCAAACTCATAAGCTTCGCAAGTTACATGTGAATCCTGCCGTTTTTCATCTGAATAGATAAAATCGACATCATCAATAGTTACTCCCATTCTTGTTAGGTTTGTCAACACCCAATCGGAAATATCCTCTGCACGACTTCCACTCGTATACAATATAAAGTGGTCCTTGTTCCAGCTACTGGATAATGATTTCCCCCAAGAATATAACATAGGTCCGAAAAATACATTGAATCTCGCTGAGAAACTTGATATTAATCGTGGGTCATAATCTTTTTCGGCTCGTAGTAGCTCTTTCTTAATAAAGGCTGATACTAGAAAATCAGTAGTGTTTAGAGGCTGAAATTTTAAAGATTTCAATGCTTCCTTGTGTTGTTCCATTCGTGCCCCACTAAAGGTGCCCCGAGTGTTCCAATGCTCAAATGAAAACTGAAGCAACTCCCACATTGGAAAGAGTTGTTCAAAGAAATTTTTAGTGAAATGAATTATTGGTTCCCAGCTGTCGCTGTTCCTAATTGAACATAATTGTCTGGTGACAACAGCGTTGTATTCATTTCCTGAAGTGACCTGAGAACATGTTGGGCAGATCCCGGTGAACGTAATCCCATGTAAAAAGACACCAGCTTTTGGATCAGTAGGTAAGGGCTGCTTAGTCGTAGCACACCATCCTGTCCCAGGTTTCGATTTCGTAGGTACCTGATGACTATATAAATAGTCGTTACACCTACCAGGACCATAGGGGCGTTGAATCTTCTGATATAGTTGATGGCGGAGCCGATCTTGCTCAGTGAATTCATAAACAGACCGGGCGCCTTTGAGTTTAAAGACTTAAGCCTATTGGTGTTTTCTTGGATTACTGTTTTGACATTGTCCATCTCTTGGTCATATGTCGGGTCAATTTTTTCTCTGATGCGTGTTACAACACCAGTTTTCTTAGGTTGAGAGTCAGATATATCAGTGATCAATTGCTTTTCAGCAGCTTTACCTTGAACCATTGCGTTCTTAACTACATCCACTACTGTAGTGGGTGTAAGGTCAACTCCCTCAACTGTGAGGTAGTTAGATGCGGTAAATGCAACACTTTTAATACTTGTCTCACGATCAAGTGGTGCCCCAACCATTTTAGCCGCTAACTTAGCTGTAACTTTGTCTATTTTTTCTTGGTTACTAAGTTGCTTAACTATAACGGGTTCGGGTCTTTTAAACACAGCCGGCGTATCATATTCTGTAGTATCCTCTCCAGGATAAACTGCTGGTCCACACGAGTCACCAAGTGGCTCAAATGCTTCCATAATACTAAACTGAAATATCCTTGTTGTACCGCTAGTGAACACTTGGTCCCAGACGACAGAAACCTGTTTTTCTTCGTCATGGTATTCGTTGTACGTGTTGAAGTACGCAAGGGAAGGATGTATGTAGGGTTTCATATTACCCCTAGTGGTGACGCTCACACGATTGTCAAATATGTCTACTTTTTCTTCCCCAGTAGGTACATATTCGTCATCATATATGTGAAAAGATGCATACATTGTAGAATGGTCGAATCTATCAATTAGGTCAAACAATTGGCATGGTTGATAGTACCATATCTTATCGATAATGATTGGTACCACATTCCGGGTATATCCTGCTTCCAAATGTCTGTAATAAGAGTTGTCAGGGCATCTTCTCGAAGACATCTTGTAGTGAACTATTTCACTTGACGGGACGTCAGAAGAAATTCTGATTACATCTTCAGGTAATCGTTTTGCAACTCTTTTCCTAGCTTTCGATCGGTTAGGGCTTCCATGAAGATTAACAATTTCTAAATCATTAAATTCACGTCCACTGTGTTGTCTAACTATTAGGTGTATCTTATGTTCTGATAATGCTCTTTCTAAAGCCAATCTTGGGTGATCAACTCGTATGTTGTCTCCAGATTGGTAAATTTTGATCCCATATATACGACCTAACCGGTCTACATAATCATCCCAGGTGTCGGTTCCATCTGTATAATTAACTATGAATCCGTCTTTAGGAATCTTAACCTTCGATTTCTTAGGTTTTAAAGGTGGTTGTGTTGTGTTGTTAACAATTATTGGTCCTATTTGACCATTGTCGTTTTGGGTTTCAGTTTCGGCAGACCTTTCGGTTTGCTTGCGCTTATACCTCCCCTCGGTTATTCTCCTTGCGGAGCCCTTGGGTCTCGCAGCTCGGTTGTGCCTAGGGCATTGGGCATTTTTACAGTGATCCCCACATTGTTGTGTTGAACATTTGTTGCTTATGACCTTATCACAGTTGACTGTGGTGCATGACTTACTTTTATTTTCGCTCATTATGGTAAATTTTCT